TCAATCCAGTATAACCATCGACGGCGCATCTGTCAAGGATATACAGGATATGACGATAACGATAAACAATAACCTGGAAAATCGATGGACATTGCAGCAGTCGGCTACCCCGTACAAAATCAAGCGAACAAGCTGGCAGACTATCGAAATCGCCGGGACGTTTATTTTTCAGGCTCATAGCTACTGGAATGCGTTTATCGAGCAGGACTACAACTCGCTGATCTGTAACTGGGCTTCGACTCAATCTCCGAACGCGATGAAAATAGAGTTCCCTCGAATTAAATTCAAATCGTTCGAGCCTAACATGAGCGGTCCCGGAATCGTCGAGGCTCCGTTCACGGCTCAAGGGTTGTTTCTTCCGAGTAGCAATACGTCTATTCACGTCACTATGACTAATACAGTAGCTCCGCTTTATGGAGATACGTTGACTTAATTCTAACCGTATCGAAATAGACACGGTTGAAAATATGAAATTTTAAGGAGTTTATTATGACCTTAGTAATCAATCTGGATTCACGCACTGAAATTATCGAAGGAATCGAATTCGAGATCAAGCCTTTGAACCAAGCCGGACTTGAGAAGCTTGGAACGTTCGCGAACAAAAATATGAAAGTCGCGGACGGCGACGAAGGAACGATGGGATTGCAGATGATCAGCAACCCCGAACTAGACAAGATTCTGACCGAAATCGCGCCGCATCATATAAAAATGGTGGGCGGCTTTCAAATTCAGGAAGACGGCGAACTTAGATACGGAACGCTTGAGGATATTTTCACGATCGACTCAGGCGCGTTTCTAACCCTGAAAACGAAGCTGATAGGCGCGTTGATGACAGGTTCAAACTTGACTGATAAGGAGAGCGACGACGTAAAAAAGTAACGGCGCGCTTCCTTCGCGGAATTCCTATAAACGAGATTCCGATCATTAAAGGACGTTCATTATTGTCGTGGGTGAACGTCTTTTATTCCTGTCATAACCAGGGAATCGCCGGTTTATCGCAATGGTGTTGGCCGGACGGGAAATCGTATTACGAACAACCCGCGTATCTTCCGCAGATATTCAACCTGTTCAGAGAACAAGTAGCGATAGCGATCAAACAGAAAATGCCTCAGAAATCTTCAGTTAAACGACGTTAAACGGTCAAACGATGGCAGACGGAATACAAGTAGTATTAAGCGTAGTGGACAAGGCTACGAAGCCCATAAAGGCATTGGACCGCGCTTTAGTGGGTTTATTGAAGCCTTTTCGCGCCTTGAAACGAAACGCGACGGATTTAAATCAATCGCTTGAGTTGCTTGGCAAAACAAGTAGAGCGTTATCCGCGCCGTTTAAAGCCATCGTTAGAGAAGGAGCCGCGTTCGAGTCCCAAATGTCTCGAATTAAATCTATCTCAAAAATTACTGAAAAAGATTTTCAGGCTTTGACGAAAGAAGCCAAGCGCATCGGTGAAACTACGGTCTTCACTGCTACGCAAGCGGCGCAGGGGATGGAGGAGTTAAGCCGGGCCGGTTTCGATGCCGCGCAGAATATAGCGATCGCGGGCGACGCGATGGATTTGGCGGCGGCGCAAGGGTCCGAGTTAGCCGACACCGCAAGGCTTGTAGGAATCGGATTCAAGTTGTTTTCCGATCAAGGATTGACCGCGCAGGATATAGTAGATGATTTCAATAAAAGCATCGGTTCTTCCGCGCAAAACATGGAGGACTTCACGGAGGCTTTCAAGTTCGCGGCCGGTCAAGCTTCCGCGTTTAATCAACCTCTGTCGGAAGTGACGAAAACCATCGCGTTGTTAGCCGACGTCGGATTTAAAGGAACTTTAGCGGGGACCGCGTTTAGAGCTGGAATTACTCGATTAGCGAAACCGACGAAGGAAGCGCAAAAGGTTTTAGCGGATTTAAACCTTACGATGGAGGATATAAATCCTGAAACAACTAAGTTTACAGATGTTTTAGTTAAATTGCGTAATGCCGGAATATCCAACACGCAAGTTTTAACGCTTTTCGGTCAAATCGCAGGCGGTAAATTCATCAAGGTCATTCAGGATATAAACACGCTTCTGCCTGAATACGAGCAAAAGCTGAATAACGCGAAAACCGCTCAACAATCAGCCGCCGATCAATTAGATAATCTGACGGGCGATTTCACGTTGTTTCAAAGCGCGTTATCCGGTTTGCAGATCGCTATTTTCGATGAACTCAACGAAAGTCTTAGAGAATCAACGCAGGAAGCGACTAATTTCGTTAAAGGAATTACTCAGTTCGTTAAGGACAATAAAGAATTAATCGGCTCGATTATTCAGGATTTATTCGCTTTCGGAGAAGTCATCGGGATGGTCGTGGTTGGTTCGATTCGCGGACTTGGAAATCTGCTTATAGCGTTCGGAACGGTACATAAATTTTTCCAAGACGTCGGGGCGGGAATCGGCATAGTCATAGGCGATATTATTACGGATTTCGTTTTAATCGGAACGGAAGTTGACGCTTTTATAGTCAAGGCTATGCGCGCTTTCGATGATTTCGACAAAACGCTTATGGAGTTGGACGATGCCGTTTCGGAATTCGTCGGGGATGTAATAGACGGCATAGCTGGATTAGTGAATGACGCGATCGCGGCTTTTCAACGATTATGGGAATTCGTCAAGGATATTCCGGCTAATATCGCCAAAGCGTTCGCAGGTTTCGGCGATAAAATAGCGAAGGAATTCGATGCATTGATAGATGTTATTCCAGGAGCGAGAACGGCTTTGAATGTGATTTCCGGCGCGTTCGATGATACAACCGAATCGGCGGATGGATTAAGTTTCGCGTTGACTGGAAATAGCGTCGTGCCTGATTTGGAAGCGACAGGCAAAGTCAGTATCGAGGCCGGACGTAAATTAAAAACGTTAAGCGATAATTTCGACGAGACGACTAAAAGCGCGGATAAGACGGATAATACTTTAATATCCGCTGGCGAAGCCTTATTGAAGGTAGCGAATACGCTTGAAGATGGTTTCGATGCCGCCAAGAAATTCAACGGAGAAATCGAAAATACGACGAAAACGATCAAGGAAGCCCAGGAAACGGCGGAAAAAGGGATAGTCGTTCAAACTCGCATGCAGCGTAAGGGGAAAGAGCTTGATTTAGCTGGAATCGGGAATGTCGAACTAACCGACGTTTTCAGTACCGATGCCATTCGCGGTATAGGAGAAGATTTCGGGAAAAGCGTAGCCCAATCGATTCCGGGCGTAAGCGGAGCGATTTCCGGATTACAAGCTGCTGGTGGTAACCCACTCGGAGCCGTAGCCGGATTTTTCGGCGAGCTTCTGATGAAGACAGAAGGCTTTCAGGAAGCTATGAAAATCATTGGAGACGCGCTTATCGAACTTATGGAGCCGTTAGGACAAGTCTTGATTCCCATAGCCAAGTTTCTAGCCCGCATCATTCGCAAAATAGCTCCGTTCGTCGAGAAAATAGCGAGAGTTTTGGGACGTATGTTCGAGGCTTTATTGCCGATAATCGAAAGCGTCCTGGAAGTTCTAATGCCGATTCTTGAAATACTGCTTGATTTCATAGTCTTGATTTTCGAGTTGTTGCAACCGGTAATGGAAGCCTTGAAACCGGTACTTGATTTGATTGTTCCGATTCTGAACGATTTGAAGCCCGTGCTGAAAATTATCGGGGAGGTGCTTACTCAACTAATGCCGTTCATCAAACTCGCGTTGCAGCCGCTTCTAGTGCAGTTGAAACTCGTTTTAGGGGCGATAAACTTAGTCGTTCAGATTATCAATATTATCTTCGCGGCATGGAAGCAATGGACTGGATTTCTGCGAGGTATCGCTAATGTTATTAATGGATTCGTCCGAGGTATAGCGAATGCGATTAAAGTAGTGGAGGATTTCATCAAGAAAATTTTCGATGTCGTCAATGAAATTTTAAGTATTATTCCAGGCATTGGGGGCGGTCCCGGCGGCGGCGGATTCGGCATTGGAATTCCGGGATTAGGCGGCATAGGAATATCTGGCGAAGGAATCAGCATTAATACGCCTATTGGCGGCGTCGACATCGGATTCGCGAATGGCACGAATCAGCTTACGAGATCGCAACTTCTTCGATTACCCGGCATGGAAGCGGGCGCGGGATTAGTGAAAGCGCATGTCGGAGAACAGATCATACCCGCTAATCAATCAGGCGAATCCGGCAACACGTTCATATTCAATATCAAGTCTATCGATCCGATGAATCAGAAGGAAGAGATTAGACAGGTAATCGAGAGCTTGTGGCTTGAGAGACGGCTGAAAGTGAGTTAGAACGCGATTTCATCAGGCTGCGAAGAAACCGCGTTCAGGGAGGTAATAAAATGACAAGAAATATTATCTCTAATGAAATCGATTAAGTCAAGCGTTTTTCGTCGCCACGATGCATTTAGGATGCCGTTTCACGCAGCAGTTTTCATCATATTTCAATGAGTCGCGCTTGACGAATGATTCGCTGAATAATCGGCAATAGAATACTTGTCCGAAATGAGCCGCGAGTTGTTGCGGGCATTTCGCGCCGCAATATTCAGCGTTATATGGAATGATCTTGAGTTTGATTTCGTATTCGCGGTTTTTAGCAAGACCGTTTTCGAGTTTGGTGGCGTGTTTCATGTTAAAATCTCCATTTAATGAGTAGAGTACGTTTTTCCTTATTCCCGGTGGTGACTTTTTTCAATTCATCGAACGGAATTTGTTTCATTCTCGTTTTCGGGATGACTAGGTTTTTTTGGGAGTACCAACCTTTCGTTTTCAATGGTCTGCCGTCACCGGAACAAAATTGATAGCATGCGCCGTTAAATATAACATAGTCGCCCGGTTTGATTTCGTTTCGAGTGCGACCGATTTTCATTATGTCGCCGACTTGTAGTTTTTTCATTTGAGTCTCTTTTGTTTAGATCGCTTTGAGTAGCGAGTTGATGGTTTTCGGTTTGAATTCTTGATAAACGGCTTTAACATATTTTTTCGTGCGTCCCGCGAACATTTCGGAATTCGGCCATGCTTTACTCGGACTGCGTACATCCACTAAATGTCCGTGAGTTAAATAAAATCTTTTTTGTTTATCGAATTCGCCGCTTGGGTGTATTTCGCGATTTTGCAGCATTTCATAAACGATTTCGATAGCTTTGTTGATTTTTTCTTTTGTGTCGAATCTGAAATTTTTCATTTTGTATCTCCTTTATTTGATTTCAGTTTCGTGATTCGTTAGATATAATGTTCTTACTCTGAAATATTTCTGTCAAGAGAATAATTAAATTATTTTTTCAATGCGAACTTTAACAAGCGTCCAATCGGCAAATCAAGTAGTCACGAATCTTGAAGTGAATATAACGCCTGTCGATCAAAGCACCACGTACACGTTTAGCAACTGGAATATCCAGAATTTAACGCCTATCAGCTATGAAATCGATTTTCTAGGCGGATTCGGGAAGTCTTCAAATTATCAAGTCACGCTTTCAAAAGACGACGGACT